TCAGCTTCATCTTTAGTAGTTGCTAATACCTCTTGTTCAATAACAAGTGTATAATAAGTTTTCTTTCTGTATAGATTTTTACCTAAATCTTCTTTTACTAACATTATATCTGTTTGTGTGTCCATATTTTCTCCTATTTGTTGTCTTCACTACTCATTAGTAAAATTACATAATGAATTGCTTTTAGTAAATCTTTTCTATTCTTACCAGCTTTCTTACCATATCTACACAGATACTTAATTGCGTTAGCATGACAGAAGTCTTTATCAATATCTAATTGTCTCAACATATCTTGTACTTGGAAACCATCTTTTGTGGTACTGTAATGTTGACCATAAGTTGCCTTAACGTAATCTGATATTTCTTTAATTATTTTATCTTCTCCGTATTTCATATAATTCTTACCAATATAATAACTTGAAGAACTAATATAACTAATGGAACAATTGTTCTAATCAATTCCATTGTATGATTATATTCATCTAATTTTCTTTCTAATTTATTTCTTTTATTTTTCATTAACTAGCCTTTCTGTTTAAATTTTTAAAAGAGTATTGTTCTGTAATTTTTGGTTCGTAATCTTTTTTAAAGAACTGTCTACCATTGTATAATTGTCCATAATCATTGAACAATGAATTATCACCTCTAGCTGTTTCACCAAAAGCGTCTTCATATGTTGTATAGTAATCGTCACCATGTAATATTTTAACTTTACTATTACCAACAAAGTTAGTTGCTGATTCATTGTAATTCTCATCACAATATTTTTTAATTTTGTCTTTGAATTTATCTAGTGTTTCAATATGTTGCATTGGTACATTTCTAAAAATAGTAGAATATGAATAAAAGAATTCATCATATCTTTCATCAGAGTCTTGGTATTCTCTACCATAGACTAAATGAATTGTATTATTTTTAGTTAGTTTACCCATTACGATTTACTTTCGGTAAGTAATACTTCCTCAACATTATCTTCTGTGATACCAACCATTTCTAGGTTATCAAGTTTCTTAACTTCTGCGACAGCAGTTGTTAAATCAATTTGACCATCTTTCATTTTAAAAACGATCTTATCAACAGCGTTCTCTACTGATGTTTCAATGTATTGTTTTACTTTTGACATAGTGTGTTCTCCTTTGTTTTGTTATAATATAAACTTTTGTTTAATCTATTAATCAATTTACTTTGTTTAAACATTGTCATGGTAGGTCTATTATATACTACTTTATTAACATTGTCAACTCTTTTCTGTAAAAGATTAATTCTTATTTTATTTTCTCTGTTCATATACGTATATAATATCAGGATCAGCTGATAAGTACAGAACTATTTTGCTAGTTTTATAGGGGTTTTTAAGGTATTTTGCGTGATGTTCTTATTTTGTTCTTATTTCCACAACTCTTTTACCCATTTTTGTGACGATTCGTGTGGATTAGGGTTGCCATGGAACACACAAACCTTGGCATTTGGGTCTTTTTCATAGGTCCACTTGTTTATGTGGTATCTCTTACCTTCTCTATTGAACCATTTGTATGATTGTGTCCACGAATCAGGAAAGGATATTGTGTCTTCGTGTGGTTTGATTATAGCAGAGATAATGTCTTGGTCACCTGGCATTTGATAGTTGCTTCTATTAGCGATATACTTGTCCCATATGACATGATGGTGTTTGTTATTAAATCTCATTATACTTGAATTGAATAACCCAGATGTAGGATTAAAGTCATTCATACCTACAAAGTTCTTTGATTCCCCTATCGTAGCCATTTCATCTATGTTCTTCATAATCACAACATCTAAATCCATATACAGAGTATCACCCTCTAATTGACTACCTAAACTGAAGAGTTGGAGTTTGTTGAACCAACCTTGTAAATCGTGCCTTTTAAATGGTCTAAATTCTATATTGGTATTTTTAAATTCTTTTCGTTTATGTATGATTATGTTATCGGTGAAACAGATAAATCTATGGGGTATGGTCAAGTTTCTTTGAACCATGTTATATAAGTTTGTTACATAAGACCACGGCGCCGTTGGTGGAACACTATATTTGTCTCCATAAAAAACACAAGCAAAATTTATCATACATATTGCTCCTGTAAAGTTTTGTAAGCTAGACCATCTTCAATCTCTTGTATTGTAAATTGATGATTAGATATACTGTTTAACCATATAGTCACTTCTTTCCTACCTATATTCCGAGGATTTTCTATGTTTGCTGTATTACCTGATAACGGATAACATACGTTGTTCTTGTGTGTAACTACTGGTACTTTATTTAATACAGCATCTACTGCTGCTAAACTCATATTTGTAACTAAACAATGACAGTCTTTTAGTTCATCTTTTATATCTGTTCCCCACCATTCATTATTAGGTCTTGGTTTGTTTCTCATTCTAATAAGTCTATCTGTATATATTCTTATTTCTTCACCAACTTCTCTTATCCAATCTTCTTGTGTCATTTGATTGTTGTAAAAACAAACAGTTTGTGATGATGGCGCTAGTAATATATGATTACATTCACCTTGATTCCAACCTTTAAACTCTGCGTCTATACCTTGATGTATTAATGTTCTATGGCGTGATCCATCTTTTGGTGTACCACCTCGTATATGCATACCACCTTTTACTATTCTAAAGTATGTTCTATCGTAATCGTTGATAATTGGTAATGGGTATCTTGTAATTTGTTCTGTGATATAACCTACATCTACATACCACCATTCTTCACCCTTTTCTTTTACTTGTGCTATTTCTTTTAAATTGTTAGCACCTAACCCCCAAAAAAAGTGTATAGGTTTCATCTTTGAATCTTTCCAACCTTTTTTGATAGCAGGAAATAGTTGATGAGATAAACATTTATCCCAAGGTATGTCGTGTGGTATAATCATAATTAAAATGCGTGATAATCAAATCTCCTACATAATTCATTTTCTGATACTTGTACTAATTTTTTAAGTTGATTATATGTCATACTTTCATGTACATCAATAGGTTTACCAAGCTGTTTGTTATTGGCACCGTGTACATAAATATTTTTTCTAATAGCTTCTTCATCAAAATCTTCATTGTTTAATTTTAATACCTGGATTAAACTTTCTGGTAGTTGTTCCATTTTACAATATTGAACATTTGAATACTTACCAAAATAATGCTGATAGTAATCCCATACCATATTTTTTTTATCTAATATGTTTTCTACAAAGGTATTGTAATCTTGTGATTTACATTCTTGTTCTAATTTCAAATGATCTTGCCAATTCCACTGTTCTGCTTTTCTATTTTTTCTAGCTCTATGATGCCATAGACTATGAACAAAGGTTGCTGGGTGTCGTATGAAACCAAATACTTGTTTATTTGTATCTGGTGTTGCGTGACTATCTTTCATATCATCACCTAATACTTTATAATTACTTACATACTTCTTAAGCATTTGTTTTGCTGTTCTTCCACCACACTTTGGATTGTGTATGAATAATGAATTTTTAAGTTCTATTGCCATCTAATAATCTCTTATGTACTATACCTTTATTTATTTCGTCTAATGTCCATTGTGTATAAGCACAATCGTTTAACCATTGTGTTCTATCAAAGTTACATTCTATCACAGGATTGGTCAATATGTCAAGTGTGTGATAAGATACAGGCCAAGAAAAACTAGAATTATCTAAATTAACTACTGGTATTCCTTCACATATAGCTTCTGTCGCAGAGTTACTAGAAAAAGTTACACATGCCCAAGCATTTTCAAAATCTTCATATAATGATTCTCCACCATTTGATTTGTTCCAACCATCATATTTTTTACTTATCATATCTGCTTCAGATAAATCAAACTTCTCAAATCTACTTTGAAACCTAGGGTGTAATCTTACTTTTATTTTCTTACCTGTTATGTTCTTAATTTGTCTAATTGTTTTTGATACCCATTCTTCGTACTTCTCTCCTCGTTCTAATAATGGATTTAAACTTGTATCTATTGGATTTTGTAATAATAATAAAATATATTTGTTATCATTATAATAATCTTTTCTCCATGGTTTAATTTGTATGTTTTGTTCTTTTTGTATTCTTTTCCATCTATCACTAGGACTATCTTGGTTATAAAAGATACCTTTATTGTATGTGAAATGATTTAATCCTACTTTGTAATAATTAGTTTCTGGTCTATCAAAGTCTATGTTTTTTCTAAAGACAGCTTGTTCAACAACTATTCTAGGTTTGCCTGTACTAT